AAACTTATTGATAGTCTTAAAATTCCTCGTGATAGATATTGCTGTAGAATGAGACTTATTACATATAGACGTCTTGTCAATATCGTGAAATAATTTTTTTATTAAATTTTTAATTTTGTGTAAAATTATCTAAAAATTGATAATTCATCAATATAAAGTCATAATAATAGTTATTATTACTTATAACTATTCAAAAATGTCTTCAAAGAAAAGCAAAAATACAATTGATGTTGTTATTGAAGAAGTAATTGAAAAACCAACTAAAACAATTAGGAAGAAAAAATCTACTCCAGATGAACCAAAAAGCAAAAATGCAATTGATGTTATGATGGCAGAAGTTTCTGAAAAACCAAAGAAGATTCATAGAAAGAAAAAATCACCTTCATATGAACCAACAAAAAAAAGTGGTGGTTTTAAGAAATATATATTTCCATTAGAAGTAGAAATAGAATATAACGCAGAGAGATATTTCAATTGTCCGCCAAATAGCAAGTCATGGATTCATGGAGAACAAACTGATGATAAAATGGATTCAGGTGCAGGACGACGCATTGAAATTATTGAAGAAATTAAAAAAATCAAGGTGCCTGAACAAAGAACACTTGAATGGTTTAAACAACGTGAAGGGATGATTACAGCAAGTGATGGTGGAACTACATTAGGTGTCAATCATTCAGAACCACAATATAATGCGGTGTTGAAGAAACTTATTAAGATTCCATTTACAGGAAATAGGTTTTGTCATCACGGAAAGAAATATGAACATATTGCAACAATGATATATATGTATCGTATGAATGTGATTGTACATGAGTATGGTCTTGTTGAACATAAGATTCATAAATTTATTGGCGCAAGTCCTGATGGTATTGTTGATCAATTCAAATTTGATGGTATTCATAAGACAAGATTAGTTGGAAGAATGCTAGAAATCAAATGTCCTGAAACTCGTAAAATTAATATGACAAGCACTGAAATTCTTGATATATGTCCGATTTATTATCACGCACAAGTTCAATTACAACTCGAATGTTGTGATTTAGATGAATGTGATTTCTGGCAATGTGATATTGGAGAATATGTGAATCGTCAAGAATTTATTGAAGATACTGACCCTATTGAACCATACCGTTCAAAATCAACTGGATTCGAAAAAGGTTGTCTAATTTTACTTGTTCCATTCGGTAATCAGACAAAAGATATGATAAATACTATTTATGATGATGCGAAGTTCATCTATCCACCAAAAATAGAAATGACACCATATGAGTGCGATCAATGGATTGCAGAAAAAATGTCATCATTTCAAAAGGATACTGAATTTAAGAATTATACTGTTTTTAGAACTGTTTATTGGAAACTTAATAAGGCAAGATGTTTGACAATCAAACGAGATCGTAAATGGTTTGCTGATGCACTACCAATATTTGAAAAGACATGGAGATATATTCTATTCTTCCGCAAGAATAAGAGACAATACGATATTCTCATTAGTTATATTAAATATATTGAACAAAATTATAACAAACACGATGCCAATCATTATGTTTCACAAGCAATGGAAATTATGTTTGATATAAATAACAAGAATTATGAGAAGAATATTAAATCATTAGTTGATAAAATGAATAAACCTCTAGAACTAACAGAAGAGAATGATGAATGGACTGTATGTGGTTGAAAGATTTTTATATTATTTTTTTTAGATTTACAAAAAACACGTAATTATTTTTTATATCAATAATTAGTATATATGGATAATCAAGCATCTCCAGTTGCTTCGGCAGGTGAAGATGTATGTGCTCCAAATGCCAAATATGAAGGAGCATCATGTATTCCATTAGATGTATTAGAAAGTATGGTTGATGAATATAATAATGCTCATCCTGATGTAATAATTGATCTCAAATCAATTAAACCATTGAAACAAATTAATTTATTAAGTTATAAAACAGCATTAGTTAAATTACTACGACATAAATTAAAGAAATATAGTGAAAATCAAGCCGATTGGGTCAAACTACCATTTTTCAAGAATATGAAAAATAAAGAACACTTGGAAACCCTATCTAAATATACATTTAAACCATCAGGACCCAAGAATTCCAATGAATGGCTCAATACTTTACATATTAATGAAATATTCGCTCAATATGAAATAGTTTATAAGGATTTCAAATTCTTTGGTGCAATACCACGGGATTTTGATAAATTACCGTCACTTGGAATAAAAGATCTTGATTTTGAAGAACTTGTAAAAGATGGAATAACGAAAATCGGTTTTATATTTAATTTAGATACACATAATATGCCTGGGTCACATTGGGTTGCATTATATGCAAATCTGAAAAATGGAGAAATTGATTATATTGATTCTGTTGGTGATAAACCCTGTCACGAATTTATGAGTTTGATGAAAAGAATTTTTACTTATTGTAAATCGCAAAATATATCAAGTACACAAATTAATATTAATGAAACACAACATCAAAAAGGTAATTCCGAATGTGGTGTTTATTCGTGTAGTTTTATTCTTCGTTTATTAAAAGGAGAATCATTTGAAGATATTACTGCAACACCTGTTTCTGATACTACAATCAAAAAATGTCGGTTCAAATATTTTAAGTAAATTTTTGTAATATTTAATATTATAAAAAATTATTATTGTTTAACTGGTATGAAATTTAATAGTCATTTGTGGTGAAACATCGTTTAAATCAGCTAAATGATTATGTTGTTGTTTTATTTTTATTATAATATTTTCTAATTTCTGAATTGTTTTATCTAATTTAATGAATGTATTGTCTTTGATTGGTAATTCAAATTTGGACTTTGTTTTTTTATCCCTATTGTAAATAATATGAACGACCATATTCATTTTTTCAGAAAGTGATATACGATTGTCAGAAACATACTGTTTTGATCCTTCATAACGAGAATCAACAAAACCAAGTTCGTGTAAAATACTTCGTTTCGTTGAAATTAAAACAAATGATGAATTTTGAACTTGTGAAGTAAATTGCATATACTTATCACTGCGTAACTCACATATTATATCACTCTGAAAAAGTGAGTTGATGACTTGAACTAATTCTTCAATTGAATATGATTTTGATGGAATAATAAATTTCTTTTCACGTTCATTTAATATTACTACTAATTCATTATTCCAATTATTTATGTTGTTATTATTAACACTAATATCAGATTCAAGTATTTCAATTGCATTGACATTATCTAATTTAGTTGGTAATGTGATTAAGAAATTATTATAGAATTCCGAATCTACATAATCCGAACCATTTATTTCTATAATATTACTTGGAAATGATTCTTCTACTTCATCAAGTAAATCAAATGATTCTTCAGTATCATCAAGTAATTGTTTTGAAGTTGAATTGACGCTTAATAGAGAATTCGGAGTTATACTAAGTAGATCAGAACAACTATATGAATCACTATTAAGTGATAAACATTTATTTGTGGTATTTTCATCATAACTTGAATTGGTATTAATTTTATTACTACTGATTTGAGTTTCAATAAGTTGAGAAATAATATCACTAACTGTATTATCTACTATTTTGATTTCTGGTTGAATTATATCAAATTTACATAATAATGATTCTGTATTATTCACTGAAATATTTGATAAAATCGGTTGTTTAACTTCTTCAATTTCCATATCAATTAAGTTTGTTGAAACAACTCCTGCATAGCATGAGTTCTTAGAATCAACTTCTGGTTGAACTCTATGTTTTATTTGAGAATGTTTTTTTTTTAATTTTTTCTCTACTTTCTCAGGTTGAATGGATATTTGCGGTTCTTTTTTTTCTTCCAATACTTGTTCTTTTGGAGTATAAACATTAATTAATTCCATCAATTCTTGAATATCAGTTGATGTCATATCTTGGATAATTGTCTGGTCTAAATTCCCAGTTTGAATTACATTGAGCGCAAGATTACGCATTAAATCCCCCCTCGCAATGGAGGGGGATTTACCGAAAAAATTCTGCTGTTGAGAATTTGGTGTTGCTAGTTGATGAATCGCAGTTCCATTCATTTGTTGTGGGATATATTTTTGCTGTTGGAATTGTTGTTGTATTATGTGTTGCGGATATTGTTGAGGCATTCGTTGTTGTTGGTATTGTTGA